AGGGAGAAACACGTGGCACATGATCTTGCGCTTAACGATAAAATTGGAATCTGATAAAGTTATGGCCTGTTTCAACAAATACCTAGTTAATAAGATGATGTTTGTGGAGGACAACGTTTCTAACCTTAAGATGATTGCGGATGTTTTCCAGAAAGAAGTGAAATACGACTTTGATGCCCTAGAATCCCCCCGAGAACTGCCTGTATTTAAGTGTACATGCAAATTCCTCAATTACACTGTTGTTACTCAGGGTGTTGGTAAGAAAAACCCTAAACAAGAAGCTGCACGACAAATGTTGCTATTGTTATCTGGAGATGTCGAGACCAACCCTGGCCCTGTTCAATCGCGCCCCGTACACTATCGCTACAACGACCCTAGATTTGTACGGTTGGAAAAGGCACTTGAACGACGTGATGACAAGATCAAAACGTTATTGAAGGAACTGCGTCGCCAAATTAAATCCCAGAGAATTTATTCTCAAGGCATGTTTGACAATTTGGCAAAACAGATCTCTGCTGGCATTAAAGATAGTGTGGACACAGAACAAATGAATGGTAATTTGACTCGCATTTGCGATTTTCTGGAGAATACTCTTCCTGGCTTACAAGCGAATATTCAAGCCACTGTAATAGATACAACCGACAAGTGTGTTTCTTTGAAAGAAGATATGATGAAAATTGTTCTGGTTGTTTTGCTTGTTCGTTTGCTTATGGTTTGGAAGAAGTATCGCGCTGCTTTGTGTGTGATTCTTGTCTTTATATTTAAATTTTATGGTTTTGATCAGAAATTAATAGAAATGATTATGGATTTGAAGAGAAAAATTTTCTCACAGGGAGCTTTGGAAGATACTGTTGAGGAGATAGTGTATCATCCATGGTTCCATACATGTGGAAAAATTATCTTTGCAGTGTTAGCTTTTGTATCTATTAAGAAAATTCCTGGTAAGCAAGATTGGGACAATTATTTGGCTCGCTTGGACCGCATCCCTAAGTCTATGGATGGAGCTAAGAGGATTACAGATTATTGTTCAGAATACTTTAATGTGGCTAATGATCAAATCAAAATGATGGTTCTTGGTAAAACTAAGGAAGAACTGCAGAGAGCAAATGGTATTTATGGTGAAATACAAGCATGGGCTGAAGAAGTTCGCCATTATTTAGAGTTGGATCAACGCAATAAGATTGATTTGGACACTGAAACAGCAAACCGAGTCGAACAACTGTGGTTGAAGGGCTTGAAGTTCAAAAGTGAACCTTATTTGAGTAAGGAGATGGCGGCACTAGTGCATACTACTATGTTACCTGCTATGAAACTGTATGAGTACGTGTCGTGTTCCCCTGTTAAAGGAGGTGGACCACGTATGCGTCCGATTTGCTTGTGGCTAGTTGGTGAATCTGGTGTGGGAAAGACAGAGATGGTTTATCCGCTGTGCATCGATGTATTGCGCACAATGGGTATGATCAAAAAGGATGATTTCCATCATCAGGTTTATGGTCGCCAGGTTGAAACTGAATTTTGGGATGGATATAAAGGACAGAAGATTGTCATTTATGATGACGCCTTTCAAAAGAAAGATGACAAAACCGCAGCTAACCCTGAAATTTTTGAGGTTATTCGATCTTGTAATACATTCCCACAACATTTGCACATGGCAGCTCTCCACGATAAGAATACATTCTCGGCTGCTGAACTACTATTGTATACGACGAACGATTATAATGTTAAGTTGGAATCTATCACTTTTCCTGATGCTTTCTTTAACCGAATGGGCGACATGGCGTATAAGGTTCAGCCCAAGAAAGAATATGGTATTTTGACAGAGAAAGGTAATTCTGGAACGACTTATCTAAAGTTGGACAAGAGTAAGTTGGATAAAACGAAAGCCATCGATCTTTCTGTGTATGAGTTCCAAAAAATCATTCGGGATGAGAAAAGTGATGCTGGCTGGATCGAGTCTGGTGCACCCATTGATTACGAGACCTTTGCGGCAACAGTATGTACTAAATGGAAAGAAGCGAAACAATCTTCGATGGACAAGCTCAAATTTCTAGAAGAATATGCTATTCGAGCCCAAGTCGAACCAGAGGAAAAATCAGAATATGGAGATTGCTTTGATTTTGTTGATGATATTGCTAGGCGCATGGTCAAAGGTGAAACTCTAGAAGAAATTGAGTTTGATTATGCTTCAGATCCGGAAATATTTGCTCAATATTTCCAGTTTAAGTCATCAATGAAACCGGCTTCTCGCTGGCAAAAGTATAAGGATCGTATGGACATTTGTTTAAGTGATTGTAGAACTTACTTAGCAAGAAAGTACGAGGAGATCAAGAAAGTTATTTCTGAGCACCCTATCCTTACAGCTCTTGGAATGGTTGGAGTGGCTCTCTCTGCTATGGCTATGTACCACTGGTTCTCAAAAACTTTCGACTCGGTCAAACCTGAGGTCGCTCCGTCTGGTGACGCTAAGACCGTGCGCTTACCCCGCAAATTGGTTGAAGTGGGTGTATCAGGTGATGCTAAAACACAGAAAACTGTGAAGCCCGTAGTCGAGAGTGAATGGTATCGTGACGATGATGGTACAATCAAGGTCTCTTGTGATGAATGTGGTATGCATCGGACATCTGCTTTCAACACGATGACTGATGAAGAGTTCGATAACTTCAATTATGAAGACTTGAACAAGTATCAGAAACGTGAGCTTGCTCAGTGGTCCGCCAAAGACTCTTGGCTCGGCAAATTTTTCCTAAATCGTGACCGAAAGAAGAAAATTGGAATTTGGGCAGAGATGGAAAGATCTGGTGATGCAAAAACTCAGAAAAACGTGAAACCAGTGGTTGAAAGTGAATGGTATCGAGATGATGACGGTACGATTAAGATTTCATGTGATGAATGTGGAATGCACCGAATGTCTGCTTTTAATACCATGACTGATGAGGAATTTGACAATTTCAGTTACGAGGATTTGAATAAATATCAAAAACGTGAACTCGCCCAATGGTCAGCTAAAGATTCATGGCTTGGAAAATTTTTCTTAGATCGTGACCGTAAGAAGAAAGTTGGAATCTGGGCAGAAGTTGGACAATCTGGTGATTCTAAGACAAACAAAGCTCAGGTTAAACGAGTTGAGGTTGATGTCGAAGAACTCACTGCAGTGGCGGCCACACAAGGGTGTTCAGATGATGCAGCACAAAATCTTATGGTTGATGTTTTCCAGAAGAACACCTATAGAATGTCTTATTTCCGAGGTGACAAACGGCATCAACTTGGCAACTGTACTTTTGTTCGTGGTTGGTCTTTTATTATGCCTTATCATTTCCTTCAAGCTTTATTTGCACGCAAGTTGCCTCCTAACACTATAGTGTCTTTTTCGCAACAGATGTCGGAAGATTTGATGCAGATTCCACTATCACATTTCTTCAATGCTGGTACAGACGATTTTACCCTGAGTGAAAATTGCGTACAAATACCTTTCAAGAATGGAGATTTTCGTGATTGTGTGCTAGTCAACTTGCACTCAAGAATGTGTACTCCACATAGGGATTTGGTTCGCCATTTTGTTAAAACTTCAGATCAAGGTATGCTTAAAGGAATCTTCAGTGGTGCTATGGCAACCTTCCATGTGAACAATATGGGTCTCTACCGTGTTTACAATTGGCTGAATGCTGTGCGGCCATGCGACAAGAAGATTGAGATTTTTCACCCCGAGGACGGTTTTGAGTATCCTGAAGAATCGTATATTCAGCGCGATTGTTACGAGTACAATGCTCCAACACGCACAGGTGATTGCGGTTCTTTAGTTGGTTTGTATAACAAATATTTAGAACGTAAAATAATTGGTATGCATATTGCTGGTAACGATGCTGAAGAACATGGCTATGCATGTCCCTTGACTCAAGAATGCATTGAAGAAGCGTGTTCGGAACTGATTAAGCGAAACAGGAAGAATATTTCTTCTCAGTTCTACTATGAAATGCCTGGATGTGTCGATCCTCTTGAAGAAAGTGATGTGCCAGAAGGAAAATTTTGCGCTCTGGGGAAATCTTCAATTAGAGTCGGACAAGCAGTGAATTCATCCATTATTCGTTCTAAAATATATGGAAAATTATCTGCTCCTATAATGAAACCAGCACTATTGAAGCCCACGATTCTGAATGGTAAGGTACACAATCCTCTACTGTCGGGACTTAAAAAGTGTGGTGTTGATACTGCTGTGTTGGGTGATGACGAAGTTCTGAGCGCAGCCCGGGATGTTTGCCGTGTGATGTTGAATCAGTATAGTAGGAACTTGGACAAGAGTAAATATCAGCGTATTTTATCTTATGAAGAGGCCATTCGTGGAACACAAGATGATGAATTTATGTGTGCTGTGAATCGTACTACTTCACCGGGTTTTCCCTATGCTCAGATGAAGCGAAGTGCACCCGGTAAACAACATTGGATGGGCTCCAACGAAAATTTCGATTTCACTAGTGCGAATGCCTTGGCTTTGCGACGAGATGTGGAAAATTTGATTGAAGATTGCGCAAATGGCCGAATCTCCAACGTTGTGTTTGTTGACACACTGAAGGATGAACGTCGCGACATTGCTAAAGTTGATGTTGGCAAAACTCGCGTTTTCTCTGCTGGCCCGCAACATTTTGTTGTCGCGTTCCGTCAATATTTTCTTCCTTTTGCTGCATGGTTGATGCACAATCGCATTGACAATGAAATAGCCGTTGGAACCAATGTCTATTCTCCAGATTGGGAAAGGATAGCAAAACGAATGAAGACGAAAGGTTGTCATGTGATTGCTGGTGACTTTGGAAACTTTGATGGTTCTTTAGTCGCACAAATTTTGTGGGCGATCTTTTGGGAAATATTTGTAACATGGCTCTCTCAATTCATTGATTTTGAAACCCCAGCTGGAGAAAGGACTATTCGCGTTTGTTTAGGCTTATGGTCACATTTAGTACACTCTGTGCATATTTATGACGATAATGTTTATATGTGGACGCATTCTCAGCCATCTGGTAATCCATTCACTGTTATAATCAATTGCTTGTACAATTCCACTATTATGCGTCTGTCTTGGATTCGTGTTATGGAGAAATTTCAACCACGCCTCCGCTCCATGAAATGGTTTAATGAATACGTTGCCCTAATAACTTACGGAGACGATAATGTGCTAAATATCGATGCCAAGGTTGTGCAATGGTATAATCAAGTAACCATAAGTGAAGTCATGGCTGAAATGAAACATGAGTACACAGACGAAGCTAAAACTGGTGAGATTGTCAAAACCCGGAAATTAGAAGATATTTTCTTTCTTAAACGGAAATTCAGATTTTGCCCAGAATTGATGCGCACTGTTGCTCCACTTAAGATCGAAGTGATTTACGAAATGTTGAACTGGACCCGGAAGTGTGCTGACCCAAATGTCATATTGATGACAAATATTGAAACGGCTTTTCGAGAGATCGTTCTTCACGGACGCGAAGAATATGATAAGTTGCGTAAGGCAATCACAGGTTTGAAGGTGCCTGGGGATTTACCCGAAAATCCTTTAATTCTTCCATACGAGGATTATTTGCATGATGTTAAGCACCTTGCAGATCCTATGTATGACTTTTGACTAAGATGTGATCTTGTGTTGTTATACAAATGCGAGAGGTTAATAAAAACAACATATTGCTATCTTAGAATACGGGTGGGCTATTTAGTCTTACTTACCCAGGATGCCCGGCAGCGTTCCTGTATTATCCAGGGTACCCTCTCTGCTTTCTATATGTTTAGGTTGACGATAGAATTAAGCAATAGACCTGCTAACTTTCAAACAAACAATAACAATGTTGAAGATGAAGATCGGAAGATTACTTCCGA